CAGTATCAGTAATATCAATCTTCTTAGGCTTCTTTGAATCTGGAATGATATTCTCGAGCCAAATCTTAAGCATGCCGTTTACAAGTTCGGCATTCTTAATTTCCACAGTGTCTGCGAGAGAGAACTTACGAGTAAATGCGCGATCAGCAATACCCTTATGAAGATAATCTACATTAGTATCTTCACTACCAATTGCTGAATTGCCGGAAATAATTAATGAACCATCCTGGAAAGTCATATCAAGTTGATGCTTACCAAAACCAGCAACAGCCATTTCGATGACGTACTTATTGTCGTCAACTTTGGCAATATTGTATGGTGGATAGTTTGGGATTACTTTTGAGAGAGTTTCGTTTGCTTCTTCGAATCTCTTGATCATTGGTTCAAAACCAACGAAATAACGGTCGAAATTTGGCAAATCAAAAAGTCTTGCTAAATTAGTCATATTTGTCCTCCTGTTAAGCAAGGTTAATGTAACGTAGACCCATAAGGCGTCTACATAAATATATATAATGCTAAACCGTATAAAATGCAACTAAAAACTTATATCTGATATGAAAAATCTTGTTACCGTAACAGAAAAAGCTAAGAAATACTTATTAGATGCGTGTTTATCAGAAAACCGCAATTCTATAAGACTTGAAGTTATAGGTGGTGGTTGTGCTGGGTTTAGCTATAAGTGGGAACTATCGGACCAAAAAGACCCTTTAGATAGTATAGTGCCTTTAGACGAGTCTCATGAACTTATTGTGGATGATACGAGTCTTATGTATGTGATAGGTACAGAAATTGATTATGAGCAAAAGCTTGGAAGCAGCTCTTTAGTCATTAAAAATCCTAACGAATCTTCTTCCTGCGGATGTGGAAAGTCATTTAGCGTAGGATAGGAGTTCAAAATCGACGTCCCACAGACGTTTGATATGGAGTGGTCTCAGTGTTATTGGCGATTAGTGTATTGGCAACACAATGTTAAGGAGTACAATTACCCTAGGTGGGACGTAAAGTCCGACTGGTCAAAACAGTCTATTTACAATGCGTGGGTTGAGGCGGTAAGTAAATCAGATCCTACTATTAGGATAAGATTAACTTGTCAAAACGGAAAGTATATAGTTCTAGATACCAGATGAGGATATTATGATACCTACAGATCCAAAAGAAGCAGCAGAATTAGGTAAAAAATGGGGTGAGACCATTACAGATTCAGTATTTGGTTTTTCTGATGATATAAAAAAAGTAAAAGCTAAGAATCAGGTTACTAAAGCACGTAATGAATTAGTCAAAATAAATAATGAAATAGCACGTAATAACAACCTTCTTCGCCAGCAAGCTATGAAAGAGTTAGCTGACGAACAAGAAAGAAAAAGAATGGCTATGATGTCTCCTGCTCAAAAGGAGGCTTATAGAAAGGCAAAAGAAAGAGCAGCATTAGAAGAACGTAATAGACAAATTGATGCAGAAAATACTAAACAAATAATACTTGCATCTCTAATTGGTATTTTAATTTTCTTTGCAGTTGGTATGGGTATTTTATTTTATTTGAGACACTGATATGGAATTTTTTGTTAAATTATTAGCTGACGTAGGGTTTCCTATTGCAGCAGCAGGTGCAGCAGGATATTTTGTATTTAAAATGATGCAATTTATCTTAGGTACTGTTATTAAATCTATTAAAGGATTAGAAGCGATTATTTCTGGTCTTGATGCACGTGTAAGAGTTATTAATAATGAGATTGTGAAAACAGATAAACTTCTGTCTCAGATCATCGATGTTCCAACTGACCCAGAAATAAGTTCAAGATCTAACGATATGAGAACATTAGTAAGAACGGAAGATGGTGGAGAATCAGAAGACGAACTTCGTAATTGAGGTGAGAGTTTCTAAAATAAATGATAGGCGATATTATTCAGTATATGATGCAAGTAGAAGAAGATTATTGTTACAAACAAAATATTTAAAAGAAGTGGAAGTGTTTACAAATGGATATGGACATAGGGGAACTAGTCAATAAGTATGGATTCCCAATCATCGCAGCTGGTGGAATGGGATACTTCATTTACTTTATCTGGATGTGGACGACAACTGAAGTGAGTCCTGTTCTTGCAGATGCAAATAAAACACTTATTGGTCTCATTGACAGAGTAAGAAGATTAGATAATGATCTTATCAGACTTAATCAGAAACTAAAAATGACTGTAATACTAAAACAAAAAGCAGATTACAGTAAAGCCGATGTTAAAAAGTTCGATGCTGATATGGAAAAATCATCAGTAAAAAGGAGAGACTAATGAGGAAATTTATTATTTTAGGAACTCTACTATTTGCATCTACTGCAATTGCTGGTAATATATTACCTCTCACTCCAGGCACTACAACTAGTAATATTATGTTTAATAATGTAGTAGCTATGCAGGTAGAGAAATCACACCCTGTTCATAAGAATACTAGAAAAGGTAAACCTACCAATAAGCTAGAATCATCAGATGAATTTCCATCTGTAGATGAATACTTCGAAGGCTCACTACCTGAGGTTATTTTCACAGGTGAACTTGAGGGTAGTGATGGTGAAGGTTCAAGTGTTGATGAGATTACAGAAGTGGGTTTATTTCCACAACCTTATTATTACTGTATTAACTGTATCGATACATCAGAGTAATTACTTACTAGTAGCTCTATAGACCCCATCAAAACCTTTAGGTGGTCCATCTTCCATACGCTCGAGCATCATATCATAGTAGTGCTCGAGCTTTCCATTAAAGCATGTTTTTAATTCTTTTGCAAGCTTAGATGCCCCGCCCCAGTTACCATCATAATAGTAAGATAAGAATCTAAAGTGTGTCTTTTCTTGATTGTTAGCCCAATCGGCTTTATCAACAAGCGTATAGATCTTCACACCTTCTTTTTTACCTTTAACCGCAATACAATCTAGTTCAATTACATTATATGAACTCTTTACCTGATTAGCGGTTTCTGGTCCGAGGATGATCTGTACTCCATAGTTCTTTGATTGTCCTTCGAGTCTTGAGGCCAAATTAACATTATCCCCAAGGCAAGTATAATCAAAACGTTGTATACTACCCATGTTTCCCACAACAACATTACCAGTATTGATACCCAATCCCATACCGAACGGGGGGACTCCCTCTTTGGCAATCTCATCATTAAACTCCTTCAACTTATCTAACATCTTGACAGCAGCTTCAACTGCATGTTTAGCATGTTGTGTATCATCTAGAGGTGCATTCCAAAATGCCATCTGTGCATCACCAATATACTTGTCTAGTGTTCCGTTTGACTCTAAGATAGACTGAGTCATTGCAGTCATGTAACGATTCATTATCTTAGTAAGACCCTGAACATCAGTGCCGTAGTGTTCTGAGATAGATGTGAATCCACGAACGTCGGTAAACATGATAGACAACTCTCTTGTCTCACCACCAAGTTGTAGAAGTTCTGGATTCTTCTGTAACTTCTCAACCATTGCTGGTGAAAGGTAAGTTCCAAACTGCTTCTTAATTTGTAACTTTTGTAAATACTCAGATATCATCTTCTGAGCAACAATCATAAAGTAAAGTATAGAACCTGCGACTATAATATAAGATGCATCCCATAATTGATTGTAATTAGTAAACAACCAGTATTGTAAATAACCAATAGCACTAAACTTAACAATAAACCAAGGAATAGTCCACATAACTGGGAATCTTGGAATTGCTAAGATAATAAACAATCCTAGTAATGCAAACGCTAATAGTTCTACAGTAGGTGCAATTGCAATACGTTCGGGTGTTGTTCCTGCAAATACAGAAAGCAATGCCTGTGCTTGTAGATCTTGTACAAATTTTTCACCATGAGGTGTAGCTACGACTGATGCTACACCAGATGCAGATACACCAAGTATAACTAGTTTACCTTCAACATCTTTTTGTTCTACATCTAAGAAATCTATATGCTTAAAACGGCTAGAAGGGTCAAGCCAAATACGAGCATTAGCATCAGTGTTAATAGTCTTAAACTGTGGAATGCGTACAGCCTCAATACCTGCTTCTCCAGTTTTAATTTGGAACGATGGGTCATCGGTTAGTGTCCTAATAATTTCTAATGGCAGTGAGGGATAAAGTTGGTCACCGATACTAACTACCATTGGCATACGACGAATAACACCATCTATTTCTGGTGTTGATGCAATAGTACCTACACCAGCAGCATTATCAGCAAATTGCTTTAACGGAGCAACAGCACCAGGCC